ATCTATAGAGGACAAACAATTTGCTAAACAGCCTGCCTTTTGGTTATCTGCTAAAAAGTATTTAGATGAACAGCCTAAAAAGAAAAAAGATAATAGCCCTGCTGACCCATATAAAAACAGGGTTGCTATGTTTAAGGAAGCTATAGAAGCCAAGAATGGTACAGCATTTATTAGAGGTTATGCCCAAAGGTATCCAAGCGATGTTGAAAGAGCTATTGGCGAGGGGCAATTTACAAAACAACAGGCAATAGAATATTTAGATTTTAGGGGATAAAAATGCAAATTATACGAATTGTTTATAATTGTAATACTGGTGAAGCAAAGCCAAGATTAACAAAAGACTATCATGAATTGCCAGATACTATGCAAATGGATTGTTTAATTGACGCTATTTACGATTTAGAGGATATAAGAAAAGAATTGCATGATAGAATGTATCCTAAAAGTGAGGTTAAAAATGACAACAATGAGCCTAATTAAAGGTTATACAACTGTTTTCCAATGTATAGGCGATGCTTATTCTAAAAGAGATATACAAAGATTTTACTATGGTTATTTGCTTTGCATAAGGGCAAAAACTGATATGAAAGCCTTGCATAAATACTTGTTAAATAGGTATAATTTTAACAGAAACTTATGTTTTAGAATGTTAAAAGAAGCGAGGGCTAAATGAAATTTAATAAAATTAGAAATACTTACACCGATTTAAAAGAACTGCATAAAGAGCTAAAGGCAAAAAAAACAGAACCAGAAGAAGAAAGGTTTGAAGATGTTTCAGAACAGCTTGCTGAAGCAGATAGGTTTGGAAAAGTGCATTATTCGTGTTATTCGGATTATTACACAATGGCTAAAAATAGAAACGGAGATGCAAGAGCATTTCCATCTGGTTTAACAGCCAAGAACAGAAACTACACATATTAGAGGGAAAAATGGGTACTTTAAAAATTGATTATAAAGATATTTCTGAAATTAAACCTTATGAAAATAACCCTAGAATACACTCAAATATACAAATAGAACAAATTGGTCAATCTATTAAAGAATTTGGTTTTACTGTTCCAATATTATTAGATGAAGAAAATAATGTTATAGCAGGGCATGGTAGGCTTGAAGCTTCTAAAGTTTTAGAACTTGGTAAAGTGCCAACAATAACATTATCCAATTTATCAGAAGAACAAAAAAAAGCATATATAATAGCTGATAATAAAATTACTTTAAATTCTAATTGGAATGAAGATTTACTAAAAAATGAATTAAAGTTTTTATCTGATAATGATTTTAATTTAGATGTGTTGGCTTTTGAAGATTCAGAAATAGAAAATTATTTTAAAGAAATTGAAGAGGTGGACTTTACTGAAGATTTTAAAGAATTTGATGAAGATATAGAAACAGAACATCAATGCCCCAAATGTGGCTTTAAATGGAGTGGTAATGCCAATTAATGAAAACTTAATTGTGCCAAAATTAGAAGAAATAAAAAAAATACCTTTTAATGGTCTAAATGTAATATCTACATTTTCTGGTGCAGGTGGTTCATCGCTTGGCTACAGAATGGCAGGTTTTAGAGTCCTATGGACTAATGAATTTATGGAAAAGGCTAGAGATACCTATAAATTAAATGCAAGCTCTAGGACTGTTATAAATGGGAGCGATATAAGGGTCTTAAATACTAAAGATATATTAAACCAAATTGGCCTTGATATTGGGGAAATAGATATATTAGATGGTTCACCACCTTGTGCAAGTTTTAGTACACAAGGAAAAAGAGATAAAGATTGGGGTAAAGTTAAGACATATAGTAAAACTAAACAAAGAACAGACGATTTATTTTTTGAATATATAAGATTAGTAGAAAGTTTAAAACCTAAGGTCTTTGTTGCTGAAAATGTAAGTGGTTTAATAAAAGGTAGAGCAAAAGGTTATTTTTTAGAAATATTAAAAGCATTTAGAGAGATTGGATATAATGTTAAGGTTAAATTATTAAAGGCACATTGGTTATATGTACCACAAATGCGAGAAAGAATTTTTTTTATAGGTGTAAGAAATGATTTAAGTAAAGAACCAGAGTTTCCTATGCCAAAAGAAACAATGACAAGAATTAGAGATGTTTTGCCATTATTAAATAATAATAATTTAACAAAAGATGAAATATATTGGATTAAAAAAGATACAAGAATGGCAGAATTATGGAAATATACAAAAAAAGGTACAAACTTTCAAAGAGCAGGTTTGGAATTATATGGTAAAAAAGGAAGTTATTTTGGTCAAGTTAAGGTAAGTCCAGATAAACCTTGTAATACTATTTTAACTACACCTTTATATCATTGGGATAAATGTAGGTTTTTAACTATACCAGAAATAAAATTGTTTTCTACATTTCCAGAAGATTTTAAGATAACAGGGAGCTTTATGGATAGATTTGAAAGGGTTGGTAGGGCGGTACCACCATTTATGATGAAAGAAATAGCTTCTACACTTAGGGATACAGTTTTAAATAAATGTTAAAGACAAAAAAAAAAAAAATTATAGATAAAAGCATAGATAATATAAAAGAAAAAAATATCGCTATTGCATTTAGTGGTGGTATAGATAGTTTGTCAATTTTATTTAGTTGTTTAGAAAAAAATAAAAATATTACTTGTTATTCATTTACTTTAGATAACTATGTGTCAACAGATTTTTCACAAGCCAGAAAATTTGCCAATAAATATGGTGTTAAATTTATACCAATATTTTTACCCACAGATGTAAATATGTTGAAAAAAGATTTAAAATTTTTACGAACTATGGGTGCTGAAAAGAAAGTGGATTATACTTGTGGCTATCCAATGCTGTATATTTACAGAACAATGCAAGAAAAAATATTAATAAGTGGTTTGGGTGCAGATGGTCACTTTTGTATAAGTAAAAGAGGTATGATACATTTTAAAGATGATATACAGACATTTAGGGATAATTTATTTGCAAACAAAAATTATGCACAAAAAGAACTAAATAAAAATATTGCGAAGTATTATGGAAAAGAAAGTTTAACACCTTACCTAAACCAAGAAATGTTAGAAGAATTTAGAGGAACTACATGGTCAGAGATAAACAAACCAAAACAAAAATATGCAACTTTAAAATCTTATAAAAACTATTTTCAAAAAATAAAAGTTAGAAAACATACAAACTTACAGCTAGGTGACAGTAGAATTGAAGAAAACTTAAAACAACTATTAAAAACAGATTGGAATAAAAATAATTATAAAAGTATCACAGGAGTATTTAATTCAATAAACAGGGGCGATTTATAATGGAAATACCTAAAAATTGGTCTTTTAAATCTAAAGAGGTTGCGGAAAATTTTGATAATCATGTAAGAGAACAGCTACCTTGGTATGATTTAGCAACACAAGCTATAAAACATATAGCAAGGCATTATATACCACAAAATGGCTTAGTATATGATTTAGGTGCATCTACTGGAAATATAGGTAATACACTTTTAGATATTTTGGAAGACAGAAATTGTAAATTTATAGCATTAGAAAAAGAGAAAAGTATGCTTAATTTATATCAATGTAAATATGGAGAAATATATGAACAAGATATAAAAAATTATGCTTATAATGAATATGATGTATGTATTTGTTTTTTAACACTAATGTTTATTGAGCCAAAATATAGAAAGAAATTATTAGATACTTTATATGAAAAGCTAAATATAGGTGGTGCATTAATAATTTTCGACAAAGAAGAATCAGAAAAAGGTTACTTTGGTTTAATAAATTATAGATTAACACTAGCTGAAAAAGCTAAAAATGTAAAAAATTATAAAGATATAATTGATAAAGAGCTATCTTTGCAAGGTATACAAAGACAAATAGATAAAAAGTTATTAGAGCCATATAATCCTAAATTGTTTTTTAAATTTTCAGATTTTGTAGGTTATGTTATAGAAAAATAAATATTTAAAGAAATTACTTTTACTCAAAGGGAAAAAGAGGATTATGGCAAGACCAAAGAAATATGAAATTGATACAAAACAACTAACAACACTAGCAAAATTAGGGTGTACAAATATAGAAATGGCAGACTTTTTTGGATGTTCACCAGACCTTTTAGAAAAGAGTTATTCGGAATTTCTGACAAAAGGTAGAGCAGAGCAAAAAATGAGATTAAGACAGCTTCAATGGAGAGCTTGTGAGAATGGCAATGTTAGTATGCTTATATTTTTAGGAAAGAATATGTTAGGGCAACAAGATAGGGTTGAGGAATCACAAACAGAAGAACCATTACCTTGGACTAGTTAATGCCATTAACAAAACCACAATCAGAAGTTATTGATAATGAATCAAGATTTAGAGTTCTTATTACTGGCAGAAGATTTGGTAAAACATATCTTGCTATTAATGAATTAGCTAAATTCGCAAGTAAATCTAATCAAAAAGTTTGGTATGTTGCACCTACCTATAGACAAGCCAAACAAATATGTTGGACTGAATTAAAAGATAGATTAATAGCTCATAAATGGGTTAAAAATGTAAATAATAGTGATTTAACTATTACATTAAAAAATAATTCAAAAATAACCCTTAGAGGGGCAGATAATGAACAATCACTAAGAGGGGTTGGTTTAAATTTTATAGTATTAGATGAATTTGCAGATATACATAAAGAAGCATGGTATGAAGTATTAAGACCAACACTATCTGACACAGGTGGTCATGCTTTGTTTTGCGGAAGTCCAAGAGGCTTTGGTAACTGGTCATATGAGTTATTTAAACAAGGTGAAACTAATAAAGATTGGGCTTCATTTAAATACACAACTTTAGAAGGTGGACAAGTAGGTGATGAGGAAATAGAACAGGCTAAACAGGATTTGGACATAAGAACATTCCAACAAGAATATGAAGCTACTTTTGTTAATTATTCTGGAATGATTTATTATAATTTTAATAGACAAAAAAACATTATTGATAAGTTTGATAAAGAATACCCAGTTTTACATATTGGTTTAGATTTTAACGTAGACCCAATGACTGCTGTTGTTTGTTATATTGATAGAGAAATAATTATTGTTGTTGATGAAAT